TATTCGGTAAACCAAATTCAAGTAATTTTGAAACATTTTTTACCGCTACAAACTTTCTACAATATGCAGATAATTTAAAAGTAGTTAGAGCTGGTTCTGGTATTTTAAATGCTGGTGCAAACTCTGGTATTCTCATTCGTGATGAAGACCACTATCAAGCATCTTTCCAAGATGGATCTGGTTCTCATGGAGAATGGGCCGCAAGGACTGCTGGAACACATGGTAACTCACTTGGTGTTGATATCTGTCCAAGTGCAAGAGCATTTGCACAACCTCTGGGTTCATTGAACCTAACAGTTGGTGAGAAGGCAATTGGTAGTTTAGAAATTACAGTAGATAACCAAGATGCAACTGATGCTACAATCGCAATCGGTGATATCATTTCTTTCCAAACTGCTTCAGCTGTTGTTGCAACAGTTGCTGGTGCAATCACAGTTGCTACTAAAAACTTAGTAGTTGACGGAAACTCTGGTACAATCGTAGTTGGAGATAGAGTACTTGGTGCTGGTATATCAGACGGAGATGTAGTTGTTAAAGTTGCATCAATAACTGACCAACAAAACCTTGTTCTTGATAAAGCAATCATAGTTGCAAACGACATACCTCTTGTATTTTCAAAAGATACACAAGTAGAATCTGGTGGACAAGAATATGAAGTAACATCTGTTTCTGGTGAAGTCTTAACAATTCGTTTACTTGATGATCCTGCTGGTGGTGGTTTACAAACAATTATTCCAGACAATTCACTTATTACAAGACGTTGGAGATTCTCTGACTTATTTGATTCAGCGCCAGGCACATCTGCTTGGTCAACTGCAAATGGTCGTGGAGAAAAAGACGAAATTCATGTTGCAGTATATGACACAACAGGAGATGTTACAGGATTCGATGTTGATGTTGCTGGACAAAGAACTGCTGCGGTAATTGAAATATTTCCTAGTATGTCAAAAAATCCTAATGCAAAAACATCTGAGGGTTCTAACAACTACTATCCAGATGTTATCTTTGCACAATCACAGTTCATATACTGGACAGACCATCTTGCCGCTGGTACTAACTGGGGAACAGATATTGCAACTGGTACAGATTATACATTAGTATCTGGAGTTGATGTTTCTTCATTAACTGGTGGTACAGATGATTATACTTTAACAGCTGGTGAAATTAAACTTGCATACGACTTGTTTGCAAACACAGAAACATTAGATATTAACCTAGTATTAGGTGGTGCATCTAGTACTGTTGCAGACACAGAAGCTGCAATGGACACTCATGTAACCATGATTACTTCACTTGTTGAAAGTCGCAGAGATTGTGTAGGATTTGTTTCTCCATATCGTGGTGCTACAGTAGGAGTTGCAGATTCAATTACTGCAACTAAAAATGTTGTAGATGGTTTCAATAATTGTCCAAGTTCATCTTATATGGTTTTCGATAGTGGTTACAAGTATATGTACGACAAGTACAACGATGTATATCGTTTTGTACCTTTGAATGGTGATACTGCTGGTCTTTGTGCTTTCACAGACCAAATTGCAGATTCATTCTTTTCCCCTGCTGGTTTCAATAGAGGAAATATTAGAGGTGCTGTAAAACTTTCGTTCAACCCAACTAAGGCAGAACGAGATCAACTTTACAAAGCAAGAATAAATCCTGTTGTCAATTTCCCAGGCCAAGGTGTGGTTCTGTTTGGTGACAAGACTGCTCTTTCAAAACCAAGTGCATTTGATAGAATCAATGTAAGGCGTTTGTTCTTACTTCTCGAAAAAGCAATTTCAACTGCTGCAAAATTCCAACTCTTTGAGTTCAATGATGAGTTTACAAGAGCACAATTTAGAAACTTAGTTGAACCTTTCTTGAGAGATATACAGGGAAGAAGGGGAATAACAGACTTCAGTGTGGTTGCAGATGGAACTAACAATACAGGTGAGGTCATTGACCGAAACGAATTTGTTGCAGACATCTACATTAAACCTGCTAGGTCTATCAACTTCATTTCACTTAACTTTGTCGCTGTAAGAACAGGCGTATCATTTTCTGAGGTAGGAGGATAAGATGGCTAGTATAGATGATTTTAAAGCAAATCTAATTGGTGGTGGTGCTAGGGCTAACCAATTTAGAGTAACGATGACTCCACCTTCTGGAATTGCTATTGGATTAGATGTTCGTAGAACTTCATTTCTTGTAACTGCTGCTCAATTACCAGCATCAACATTAACTGAAATTCCAGTTCCATTTAGGGGTAGAAATATTTACATTACAGGTGATCGTCCAGCACCTGAAACTTGGAACGTGACTGTCTATAACGATACTGATTTTATGATTAGAAACGCAATGGAATTATGGCAGAATGGTATTAACAGTTATGTTGATAATACTGGTGTAATTTCTCCTTCTGATTATCAAACAGATTTAACTGTTGAACAATTAGACAGAGATGATACAGTTCTAAAAAGTTATATCTTTAGAAATGCGTTTCCAACTTCAATTGCTGCAATTGAATTATCAAATGCAGAAGCAACTGAAATTGAAACATTCGAGATAAACTTTAGATACCAACACTTTGAACCTTCAGGCGTGAGTTTCTAAACCTACTAAATATAACACAAGGTAGGAGATAAACATATAATGGCTGAAATATTTGGATACAAATTTGAACGTACTGGAAACACCAGCTCTCAAGAAAAGTTTACTGAACCCAGTTCAGAGGACGGAACTCTTGAGGTTGCTGGTGGTGGTTTCTATGGCCAACTTCTAGATACGGATGGTAGAGAACGAACTGAGCATGACTTAATTCGTAGATACCGAGATATAGCGCAACAACCTGAGTGCGATAGTGCAATTGAAGATATTATCAATGAAGGTATTGTTGCAAATGAAAGAGATCAAGCAGTTGCAATCATTCTTGATAGAATTGCATATCCTAAAAAAATTAAAGATCGTATCAGAGAAGAATTTGATACTGTCTTAGAACTTCTTGATTTTGATACAAAAGGACATGACATCTTTCGTAGATGGTATGTAGATGGTCGTCTTTTTTATCATAAGGTCATTGACCAAAAAAATCCCAAAAAAGGTATTCAAGAAGTAAGATATATTGAACCTAAAAAAATTCGTAAAGTTAAAGAAATAAACAAAGGTGTAAAGGCTGGCACAAGTGTAGAACTTGTTACAAAAGTAAATGAGTATTATCTTTATAATGATAAAGGATTAAAAACAGGAACTACTGAAGGAATCAAGATTTCTCCAGATAGTATCACCTATGTTCCCTCTGGTTTAATTGACCAGAATAGGGGTCATGTTCTTTCATATTTACATAAAGCTATCAAACCTGTCAATCAGTTGCGTATGATTGAGGACTCTCTTGTTATCTATCGAGTATCAAGAGCTCCAGAAAGACGCATCTTTTATATTGATGTTGGTAATCTTCCTAAGATTAAAGCAGAACAATATCTAAAAGATGTTATGAACAGATATCGTAACAAATTGGTATATGATGCATCTACTGGTGAAATCAGAGATGACAGGAACCAAATGTCAATGTTAGAAGATTTTTGGTTGCCTCGTAGAGAAGGTGGTCGTGGTACAGAAATTACCACTCTTGCTGGTGGTTCTAATCTTGGCGAGATTGATGATATTCAATACTTCAAAAAGAAATTATTCCAATCTTTAAATGTTCCTATTTCTCGTTTAGAATCAGAAGGTAGTTTTAGTCTTGGTCGTTCTACAGAGATTACTAGAGATGAATTAAAGTTTACTAAGTTTGTACAAAGACTACGAAAAAAGTTTACTCCAATATTTACCGACATACTAAAATCACAACTTATTCTTAAAGGTATTATTACTCTTGAGGATTGGAAAAAACTTTCACAACACATTCAGTATGATTTTTTACAAGACGGACACTTTGCAGAATTAAAAAAGGCAGAACTTCTTGAAGATAGAATTAATGCATTAGGTTCTATTGAATCTTACATTGGTACATTCTTTAGTAAAGAATGGGTACAGAAAAATGTTCTTAATTTTACTGATGCAGAGATTGAAGATATGCAAGTTCAAATGAATACAGAAGCAGGACTTGATCCAGATGAAGGTGGAGTTGATGTTCCACAAAATACTGATGGTATTACAAGATACCCATCTATGGATGGAGATCCAATACCAGCAGATGACATAGATAAATACGATGGTGAAACACCACCAAAAAATAATGGAGAAGAAAAATGAGTGCAGAAGATTTTGTAAGTTCATTACAACAAAAAGATATGATGGGAGCAGAAGATGCTTTCAAAAATGCAATGTCAGCAAAAGTAGGTGACGCATTAGAAGACAAAAGAAAAGAAGTAGCTGGTTCTTTTGTTAAGAACCACATACCAGAAGTTGAGGCAGATGAAAAAGTTTAACAGTCTTTTAAAATCTTTACCAGAAAAAGATGAACACAAGAAATCTAGGGAGTATAAGAAGTTATCTCCCAAGATGAAAGGTGCTGTTGATGATATTTTTGCAAAAATGGACTCTAAACCTTCAGATTTCCTAAATACTTTTGAAAAAACTATTAATCAGATATCCAAGAAATATAAAGTGCCTGAAAAGCAACTTATGGGATATTTTGAAAAAGAGATGTTATCATTTTAAGGAGTAAATAATGTCATTTGTAACAACAACATTAAGAGATACAGTGGTCAATGCACCAAAAGCAGGTGGAATGGTAACTGTAAAAGCCGTATTTGATAATGATACTGCTGATAATCTCATCCTAGACGGAGATGGATTAGATGGGTTTGCAAATGGTGCTAAGTTAGATTTAATTAGAGCATGGTGGGCATTTACACAAGGTACTGCTGCAGGAAATACTGGAGATTGTATCATAGAATTTAAAGGTGCTTCAGCTGATGTAGTTGCATTACATCTTTCTGGAACTGGACATTATGATGGTTCTGCTGGTGCAATCAAGGCTGCAGCAACAAACACAACTGCAACATCTTCTGATATTACAGCAGAAACTAGAGGAACATCTGGTTTTGTAATTTTGGAATTTAGAAAAGATGAAGGTTTCACAACATAAGGATAGGACTATGGGTTACACATTAAAGCTTATATCAGAACATATTGAATCCGATACCGATTATCTTATAGAAGAAAAAGAAAATGGTAAGAAGGATTACAAGATCAAAGGCATTTTCATGCAAGCAGATATAAAAAACCGAAATGGTCGTATGTATCCTATGGAAATTCTTAGTAAAGAAGTAAAGAGATATAACAAAGAGTATATCTCAGAAAAGCGTGCTTTCGGAGAGTTAGGACACCCAGATGGGCCAACAGTCAATCTTGAAAGAGCATCACACATGATTACTGCACTTTATCCAGATGGTAAAAACTTTATTGGTGAAGCTAAGATTCTTAGTACACCAATGGGTGAGATTGTAAAATCTCTTATGGATGATGGTGCGAAACTAGGTGTTTCATCTAGGGGTATGGGAAGTTTAGACCAGAAAAATGGGGCTAACGTAGTGAGAAGTGATTTTTACCTTGCGACAGCAGCAGACATTGTTGCTGACCCATCTGCTCCCAACGCATTTGTTGAGGGTATTATGGAAGGAAAAGAGTGGATTTGGAACAATGGTTTAATTTTAGAAGCCGATGTTGCAAAAATCAAAGAAGACATTGAAAGAAACCATAAAACAGGCAATTATAAAGCGGATGCTTTAGCCTTTGCTAAGTTTCTTCAAAAACTTTAGTTTTATAAATAACTATAACAATATAAGGAGTTAATCCCCATGGCAAATGAATTAGATAAAACCATTGAGGAATTAGAAGCAGATGTACTTGGCGAACTTGATGAAGCCAATGGTGCAGATGCTCCTAAGAAATCAGCTGGTGCTGCCGATAAGATGGATAGTATAGATGGCGAAGTAGAAGATACTGGCGCTGCTGTTACTGATCCAGAGCAAAAAGACTCTCCTGCTAAAAAGATCGCTAGTAAAGTGAAACAAGTAAGTGGAGATGCACAACAAAAAGGTGGAAGTTCACCCGATAAAATGCAAAAACTTGCCGCTGGTCATGTTCCAGAAGGTGAGGTTATGGCAGAAGGAGAACATGAAGATGATGCACCTAAGATGGAAATGAAAACCAAAAAAGATGCTATCAACGCAATGTATGACAAAATCAAAGAAATGGAAAAAATGCCTGCAAGTGAGGCAAAAACTTTAGCTGCCGCCTATATGGAAATGGAAGCTAAACCAGAAGAAACAGAAGAAGAAAAAGTCAAGAAGGAATCAGTCGAAAATCGTCTGAAGTCTATTGATGTTTCTGAACATGTTGAAGCTTTGATGACAGGTGAGGGTGACCTCTCTGAAGAATTTAAACGTAAAGCCGCAACAGTTTTTGAGGCTGCTGTTAAATCTAAAGTTCGTTCTGAAGTTGAAAGAATGGAAGACGAATATAAATCTGAACTGGAAGAAAATATTACCACAACTAAAGGTGAGTTAACTGAAAAGGTTGACACTTATCTTAATTATGTTGTTGAAGAATGGATGAAAGAGAACGAGTTGGCTATCGAAAGAGGCTTGAAAGGCGAAATCGCTGAAGACTTTATCTCAGGTTTGAAACAATTGTTTGAAGACCACTACGTTGATGTTCCAGATGAAAAATATGATGTGCTTGAAGCACAATCAGAAAAAATTTCTGATCTAGAAAGCAAGATTAATGAGATGATGGAGTCCAACATCAAAATGAAATCTGCTAATGCTACACTAGTGAAAGAATCTGTCACTTCAGAGGTTTCCTCAGAATTGGCTGATACCGAAATTGAAAAGTTTAAGTCTCTGATTGAAGATGTCGAATTTGTTAACGAAGCATCTTATCGTGAAAAACTTTCTACATTGAAGGAAAACTATTTCCCTTCAACTAAAGTTATCACAGAAGTTACTGAAACAATTGATGATGTAGACTCTGGCATCGCACAGGACATTGACACCTCTCAATCAATGACAGCTTATATGTCTGCGATTGGTAGGACTGCCAAATAGTGCAAAAATAAACAATATTATAAATAGTAGAAATATATAAAGGAGAAACAAAATGTTTCAAACAGAACATCTACAAGAAAAGTGGTCGCCTGTCCTTAAACATCCCGATCTTCCTGAGATCAAGGATAGTTATAAGCGTGCAGTAACTACAATCATCTTGGAAAACCAAGAAAAAGCTTTAAAAGAAGACAAAAACTTCTTAAACGAAACAGTATCAACTAACTTTGCTGGTGGAAATGCCTCTTTAGATACATGGGATCCCATTCTAATATCGTTAGTAAGACGCTCTATGCCTAACTTGATTGCATATGACATTTGTGGTGTACAACCAATGACAGGGCCAACTGGTCTTATCTTTGCAATGCGTGCCCGTCTAGCATCAATGGATGGTGCTGAAGCACTTGCTGATGAAGCTTTCCCTGACGTATCAAACCAAAACGCTGCTGGTACTATCGGTGGTGGAGATATTGGTGCAACTGAAACTAACCCTGCCGTATTGAACGATTCACCAGCTGGAACTTATACTTCTGCAACTGGTATGACTACAGTACAAGGTGAGGCACTAGGTGACTCAGGTACTAACGCATTCGGTGAAATGGCGTTCTCAATTGAGAAGCACACTGTTACTGCTGTAACACGCGCTCTTAAAGCAGAGTACACTATGGAACTTGCACAGGATCTTAAAGCAATACATGGTCTTGATGCAGAAACCGAACTTGCTAATATCCTTTCAGCTGAAATCCTCGCAGAAATAAACAGAGAAGTTGTTCGCAACATCTATGTTTCTGCTGTTAAAGGTGCTCAAGCAAACACAACTACTGCTGGAATTTTCGACTTAGACACTGACTCAAATGGTCGTTGGTCTGTTGAGAAGTTCAAAGGTTTGATGTTCGCAATCGAAAGAGATGCGAATGCTATCGGACAACAAACTCGTAGAGGTAAAGGTAATATGTTAATAGTATCAGCTGATGTTGCTTCGGCACTTCAAATGGCTGGTGTTCTTGACTATGCTCCTGCTCTTAACAACAACTTGAATGTTGATGATACTTCAACTACATTCGTTGGTGTTATGAACGGACGTTATAAAGTATATGTTGATCCATATTCTGCTAACGTATCTGCTTCACAATACTATGTTGTTGGTTATAAAGGTACTTCACCTTATGACGCTGGTATGTTCTACTGCCCATACGTTCCTCTACAAATGGTTCGTGCGGTTGGTGAAAATACTTTCCAACCAAAAATCGGCTTTAAGACTCGTTACGGAATTTCTGCTAACCCATTCGCTACTGGTACAGTTGCGGCTGGTGCAGATGGCGCAATCGCAATTACTGCGAATGCTAACAAGTACTATCGTCGCGTAAAGGTATCCAATTTGATGTAAGAATTGTTACTTTACGAGAAAAACGGCCTTCGGGTCGTTTTTTTTGTCTTTTATTTCCTTATAAATAATAGTATGACAACAGAAACCTCACCACTTAATAGACAACCAGATAAGTTAGATTATTCTAGTCCGACTCAATTTCGGTTTATGATTAACCAACTTCCCAAAGTGCAGTTCTTTACTACAGCTGCAAATATTCCCGGCATTGGTTTATTGGTTTGAGTGAAATAAACTTAGAAACCCCATTCAAAGAAATACCTATCATTGGTGACAGAGTTACCTATGAAAATCTAAGTGTATCTTTTATTGTGGACGAGTACCTAGAAAACTATACAGAGTTACACAACTGGATAATTGGTATTGGATTTCCAAAAAGCAGACAACAGTTTACAGATTTTCGTTCTACTAAATCTAATACTTCTGTTGCTGGTGCTGGTGGTAATACTGATATTGGTAAAGTTGGAAAGCCTATAGCAGACAAATCGTTTTATTCAGATGCGACACTATCTATTTTATCAAACAAAAACAACCCTGTTGTAGAGGTTCGGTTTTCTGATATGTTCCCTGTGTCACTTAGTAGTCTGGAATATAACCAAAATGTAACAGATGTAGAATACTTGACAGCAACAATTGATTTTCGTTATAAATTATATGAGATAGTTACCTTATAATATGGAGTAATAATGACCCTTGATGAATTAAAAATTCAAGTCCAAAATGACTTGAAAGTAGATAATGAACACTTAGATACCGAATCATTAAAAAACCAAGAAATTAAAGCCAAATACTTAGACCACAAATCTAGATATGAACTTCTTTTGTTTAAAGCAAAAGGAGATTACAAACGATTGTATCGTGAAAAGTGGGAATATTATGGTGGTAAATCTGATGCAAAAATCTATGCAACTAAACCATTTGACCTCAAAGTTCTCAAAACAGATTTATCAGTTTATATATCATCTGATGAAGAAATTATTGATGCAGAAAACAAGGTTGGTTACTTAGAAACTGTAGTGGATTATATCAAAGGAGTTATCAAGTCCGTTGATAATCGTGGGTGGGATATTAAAAATGCAATTGAATGGAAGAAATTTGAAGCAGGACTGACATACTGATGATACGCTTTTATGATGATTTTTTAGAAGAACATATTGCACAATTAATTGATATGCAATTAAAAGATGTGTCTTGGAAATTTGATTATGATTCTGTAGAGAATGGTTTAAATAAACACTGGCATGTTTTTTGTGGACATGACGAAGAATCCCTTCGTGAAGATATATCACCTATCTGGCAAAAGATTAAAAAAGAATGGCCAGATTTGCAGTTAGAACGTGCTTATCTAAATGCACACACACATGGAATAGAACCACACATTCACAGAGATGATGGTGCTGTAACATTCATCTATTATCCCAGAATGGATTGGAAAAATGAATGGGGCGGTGGAACTGTAGTATACGATAATAATATAAAAGATATTACAGATCATGTAAACTACAGAGGCAACAGACTAATACAGTTTTCTGCACAACTACCACACCAAGCTCAACCAGTAAGTAGAGAATGTTATCAACTTAGAACTTGTGTGGTATTCAAAACTACACTGCCTTGTCCTTCAAATAGAAGTAGGTCATCGTTTGGTTTGCAAACATAATGATTGGTTCAAATTACTTAATAACAAATTTTCCAAAAGAGTTAATTAAGGAAGTATTAAAAAATAAAGAAAATACATTAGAAAAAGGTAATATCAGCGAAGTTAGTGGACTAACGACAAGAACTTCTAGTGTTTCGTGGATAAAAGATAAAAATATTTGTCAAAGAGTATTTTCTGTGATGAAAAAACAGGCAGAACAATTTTCATCTTTACATTTGGATAATATAGAACCATTACAGTATTCAGAATATAGAAATGACCAAGAGTATGGTTGGCACAAAGATGTAAGGAATATTCCCTATACTGATGGTAGAATTAGAAAACTGTCGTTTTCAATATTTTTAAATGATGATTATGAGGGTGGAGAGTTTGACTTAGAAATCTATAACCCTAATATATCACCTAGATATTTGGAAGTAAAAAAACAAAATAATGCGAATTGTATAATATTCAATTCTGATATGTGGCACAGAGTAAGACCTGTGACATCTGGTGTAAAAAAAAGTATTGTTGGGTGGATGTTAGGCCCTATGGTTAAATAAAATATTATGAAAATATCAAAGATAAATGAAGTGTATCTTGAGTGTGATGTGAATGAGGACTTGGCTAGAGAGTTGTCAGACTATTTTACGTTTGAAGTGCCTGGCGCCAAGTTTATGCCGCAATATAGAAATCGTATGTGGGATGGAAAGATAAGATTGTTCTCTCCACGCAATGGAAGAATTTATACAGGACTATTACCCTACATAAAAGAATATTGCGATAAGAAGTCAATACCATATACAATATTAGAAGGAGTAGAAGATAGCAAAGTTATAGATCGTCAAAAAGTTGAAGATTTTGCTATATCATTACGGCCAACCTCTAAAGGGAAACCTATTGAATTTAGAGACTATCAAATTGATGCCATTCATCATGCTCTATCAACAAATCGTTGCCTTCTTTTGTCACCTACTGCTTCAGGTAAGTCACTCATAATCTACACACTTGTTAGGTATTATAACCTGATGGGATTAAAAATGCTTATCCTAGTTCCAACAACTTCTTTGGTTGAACAACTGACTTCTGATTTTGTCGATTATGGATGGAGTGAAAGAAATATTCACAAGGTTTATGCAGGACAAGACAAGACACATAAAACAAAACCTGTTATTATTTCGACATGGCAGTCTGTATATAAAATGCAAAGTCCATACTTTTCACAATTTGGTTGTATCATTGGAGATGAAGCTCATACTTTTAAAGCAAAATCACTTACTGATATTATGGTTCGCAGTAGAGATGTAAAATATAGATTTGGACTAACAGGAACACTAGACGGAACACAGACACACAGATTAGTATTGGAAGGTTTATTTGGTAAAGTAAAAAAAGTTATTACCACAAAGGAGTTGATGGATAGTAAAACTGTTGCACAACTTAATATTGATTGTGTTGTTCTAAGACATACAGAAGAAGAATCACAAAGAGTAAAACACTACACTTATGCTGAAGAAATAAACTATCTTGTATCACATCTAAAAAGAAATAAGTTTATTGAAAATCTCTGTAGTTCTATTAACGGAAATACATTATTACTTTTTCAACTAGTAGAGAAACATGGTTCTATATTATACGAACAGATAAATAAGTTAGACAGAAAAGTATTTTTTGTATATGGTGGAACAACAACAAATACAAGAGAAGAAATAAGAGCTATTGCAGAAAAAGAGAAAAACGCTATTATTGTTGCATCTTATGGTACTTTTTCTACTGGTATTAATATTCGTAATATTCACAATATCGTATTTGCTTCACCATCAAAAAGTAGAGTTAGAGTTTTACAATCTATCGGTAGAGGACTTAGACAATCAGAATCTAAATCAAGTGTTCGTTTGTTTGATATTGCTGATAACATGACATACAAATCAAATTCTCCAAACTTTACATACAGACATTTTAAACAAAGATTAAAGATTTACAAAGAAGAACAATTTGAATTTAAGGTCAATAAAGTTACATTATGATGTATATAAATATAAGTGAGAAAAGGATAAAATGATGTCATATCAAATTGTAAAATTATCTAATGGCGAAGACATTATTTGTGAGGTTTTAGAAATAAAAGACACACAAATACATATATCTGAACCATTAAAAATGGAAACTATTAATAAAGTTACAGACGATGGGGCATCTGAATCCTTAGCTTTAGGAAGGTGGTTGCAACCATATTCTGATGAAAACATATTTCAAATAGAAAGAAACTCAATTGTAATTATGAGTCCAGCAAGTATTGGTCTTATAAAATATTATGAATATGTTATGACAACTATTGAAAGAATGGAATTAAGCGATGTTGAAGCAACTGATAAAGATCTTGATTCTATAATAAAACAAGAAGTTGATGAAGATTCTACTATAGATGAAGTAATTGCTTCATTTAAAAAGTCTAATGTCAATGTATATCACTAAGCTTTATATCTGAAAGAGGACAAGTCCTATTATACATATAGTTCGATGTATTGTCAATAGGTAAATAAAAATTTCTTGTATTATTTAGCTAAATTAATCTAATTAAAAACAATAATCTACTTGACATTACAACTATTTTCGTGTAGAATGGTTACTAATAATATGAAAAGGAATTTATTATGGCAACAAAGAAAGTAAAAGGTGCTCATTACGTTGACAACAAAGTCTTTCATCAAGCGATGATTGATTGGAAAGAAGAATGTCGTGAAGCTGAAGAAATGGGTGAATCCAAACCCAGAGTAACAGAATATATAGGCGAGTGCTTTCTAAAGATTGCAAATGGTTTATCGTATAGACCTAATTTTATTAACTATACATATCGTCAAGAAATGATTTCAGATGGTATAGAAAATTGTCTGCAATATATTCATAACTTTAATCCAGAGAAATCTAAAAATCCTTTTTCTTATTTTACTCAAATTATTTACTATGCCTTTCTTCGTAGGATTCAAAAAGAGAAAAAACAAACTCATGTAAAACATATGTTGATTCAATCACAAGAGTTTATACAGAGTGTTAATAATGAAGGTGACGATACAATATATCCTATTGAGGGTGGGTTTGACCCACACATAATGGTGCCTGACGAAGCTGTGTATAAACCCAAAAAGAAAGACTCTGTAGAAAAATTACCTAAAGGATTAGAAAGCTTTATGGAGGATAATAAGTGCGAGTAGCAATTATTACTGACACACACTTCGGAGCGAGAAATGATAATCAAAATTTTAGTGAATACTTTTTTAAATTTTATGAAGAACATTTTTTTCCATATCTAAAAGAAAATAATATTACACACTGCCTTCACTTAGGCGACATTATGGATAGACGCAAGTTTGTTTCATATAGAACTGCAAAGAATTTCAGAGAAAGGTTTATCAAACCATTTTCGGACTTAGGTATTCAACTTCATATTCTTGTTGGAAACCACGATACCTATTTTAAAAATACTAATGAAGTAAACTCAATAACAGAACTGATTGGCACAAGATATGATAATGTACATATCTATCCAGAAGCAAAAGAAATTGAACTTGATGGATTACCTGTTATGTTAGTGCCATGGATTAATGCGTCTAATCATGCTAAAACTATGTCTGCTATGGACAAATCAAAAGCAGACATTTTAATGGGCCACCTTGAAGTTCAAGGTTTTGAAATGAATAAAGGAGTACGTTGCGAAAATGGATATGCTAAGGATTTGTTTAGAAAGTTTGATACAGTTTTTAGTGGTCATTTCCACATTAAATCCGATGATGGTCATATTTATTATCTCGGCAACCCATATGAAATATATTGGAATGATTGTGGAGATAAAAGAGGATTTCATATCTTTGATACTGAAACACGACAACTAGATCGTATCATAAATCCTTTAACAATATTTAAGAAAATATATTATGATGACACCACCACTAATTACAAAGACCACGACATTACTCAATACAAAGAGCATTATGTCAAAGTGATTGTTGTTAATAAAAAAGATTTGTATCAGTTTGACCAATTTGTTGATAAGTTGCTCGGAGCAGATTGTTTTGAAGTCAAAGTCATAGAGGACTTTTCAGACTTAGACGCAAATACAGTATCAGACGATATTGTTGAAAACACACAAGATACAATGACAATTCTAAATCTGTATATTGATGATATAGAAACTTCCTTAGACAAAGGAAGACTTAAAAATTTACAGAGACAAATTTATATGGAAGCTCAAGACCTACAAATATGATTAATTTTAAGTATGTGAGATTTAAGAATTTCTTAAGCACTGGCAATCAATTTACAGAAATACAATTAGATAGAAACCCAACAACACTTATCATTGGTGAAAATGGTGCAGGAAAATCTACTGTCCTTGATGCATTATGTTTTGGATTATTTGGTAAACCATTTCGTTCTATTAGTAAAAATCAATTGGTAAACTCTATCAACAATTCAGCTGCAATTGTAGAAGTTGAGTTTTCTATTGGTTCAATAAAATACAAAGTTATTCGTGGTATTAAACCAAATAAATTTGAGATTTACAAGAATGGTAAAATGATTAACCAAGAAGCAAATGCTCGTGATTACCAGAAGATTTTAGAACAACAGATTCTAAAACTAAACTATGGTTCTTTCACACAGGTAGTTATTCTCGGTAGTTCAACATTCATACCATTTATGCAATTAAAGGCTAGACATCGTAGAGAAGTTGTTGAGGAAATACTTGACATACAAATCTTCTCCACAATGAATATGATTCTAAAACAAAAACTAAAAACTGTGTTTGATGATATTCGTGATATTGAATATCAATTTAACTTAGAAACAGAAAAGGTCAGTTTACAAGAAAATCTTATATCTGATTTACAAGACAATAAAGATAAGATTATCAAACAAAAACAAGATTTGATTAACAACAATGAAGAAGAAATATTTAAGAGAAATAAAGAAAAAACTGATTTGCAACTTTTAGATGAAAAATTATTAAAAACAATATCAGATAAGGCTTCTGCTGAAACTAAACTTTCTAAACTAAAAGAAATAAAAGCTACACTAAATGAGAAACACAAATCACATTCGGAAATGATTGAGTTCTTTGAAACTAATGAAGACTGCCCTACCTGTCAACAACATATTGATGAAGTTTTTAAAGAAGGTATTGTCACATCTAAAAGGTCTGATATTGAAGAACTACAATTTGGTATGGGTAAATTAAAAGAAGAATTAACCAAAGCTTCTAATAGAACAAATGAGATTAAAAACATTACTAGTGATATTAGAAGTAACTCTGTTAAACTTGCAACAATACAACAATCTATTGTAGAACTAGAAAAGTTTAATGCTAAACTTCAAACAGAGATTGAACACTTTGTCAAAGATGGTGTTGGTCAATCAGACCTCGATAAACTTGAAGAATTAAATAAAAATGTAAAAGTGATTGGTAATCGCAGGACTGAACTAAAAGAAGATAAAACTTATTTTGAAGCATCAAAAAGTATGTTGATGGATACTGGCATTAAGACTAAAATCATTAAACAATATCTGCCAGTTATGAATAAGTTGATTAACAAGTATCTAACATCAATGGAATTTTATGTTAACTTTACACTAGATGAAAACTTTGAAGAAACAATAAAGTCAAGACATCGTGATGAGTTTTCTTATGCATCATTTAGTGAAGGTGAGAAAATGAGAATTGACCTTGCACTACTCTTTACTTGGAGAGCTATTGCAAAGATGAAAAATTCAACGAATACAAATCTACTTATCTTAGATGAGATATTCGATAGTTCACTTGATGGAACAGGAACAGATGAGTTTCTAAAAATATTGGGAACTCTGAATGATGAAAATGTATTTGTAATATCACACAAACAAGATGCACTTGCTGATAAATTTAGAAGCACAATTAAATTTATTAAAGAGAAAAATTTTAGCCATATAAAGGAATAAATAATGTTACTGATTAACGGAGATTGCATTAAAGAAATGCAGAAACTAATTGATGATGGTGTACAAGTGGATTCAGTTGTTACCGACCCACCATACGAACTTGGATTCATGGGTAAGAGTTGGGATTCAACAGGTATTGCGTTCAATCCAAAAACTTGGGAACTTGCATTGAAACTTCTGAAGCCAGGCGGATATCTACTTGGATTTTCTGCTTCTCGTAATTACCACAGAATGGCTGTTGCAATCGAAGATGCTGGATTTGAAATTCGTGACCAGATTATGTGGTTATATGGTTCTGGATTTCCAAAGAGTTTGAATATTGGTAAGGCGATAGATAAAAGGAATGGTGTTCAAGGAGATGTGATTGGTACACGCAAAGTTACATCATCTGACATTGGACAGAAAAGTGGTTGGAATCATCTTAACACAGACAGAGGTGATTATGAATATAGAGAAATAATGAATGAATACGAGGGTTGGGGAACTGCACTCAAACCAGCACACGAACCTATCGTAATGGCGAGAAAACCTCTATCAGAAAAGTCTATTGTAGATAACGTATTAAAACATGGCACTGGTGCAATTAACATTGATGGTTGTAGGATAGAGGGTAATGAAGCAAATGGTGCAGAAAGAAAAAAGGTAGTTCGTAAATCTAGAAGTGAAGATGGAGTCTGGACAGATGGAAACTCTGGTATGAAAGCAGAGGGAACACAATACGCAGATGCAGACCCAAAAGGTAGGTTTCCAGCAAATGTTATGCATGATGGTAGTGAGGAACTGTTAAAGATATTTCCATCA